CTACGTTCCAGTACGCGTACGTCGGTTTCCGCCCCGTCCTTGAAGTCCTGAACACTGACCCTCTGATCTCTGACAGTGACAGAGACTTGGGAGATAAGAACAGCAACTTCACGATCACCTACACCGTCGATGACTCCGACTCCGGCGACGTCTTGACGGCGACGGAGTCGATTGATGGGCAAACGACGAAGTCGTTTGCCCCGACGCGAAATTCTGTAAATACGATCACCGTACCGGTTGATGAATTGAGCCTCGGCTCGCACACGGTCAAGGTGGTCGTCACCGATGGGCAGGGCGGAACGGCGACCCGGACGTGGACGTTCACCAGAACGAACGCAGCCCCGACGATCTCCGGCACCGACACCAACCTCGGGGATAAGAACCTCGGCTTCACCTATCAGTACACGGTCGATGACGCGGACGGAGACACCCTGACGGTCGTGGAGGCCCTCAACGACGAGACACTCAGAACCATCAACAACGCCCCCAGAGGAGAGGCTCTGAATGTAACCGTCACGGGCGAGAAGCTCTACTCCTTGAGCCTCAATTCTGTCAATACCATCACGATCACCGCCACGGACGGTAAGGGCGGAACGGCGTACAGACGCCTCACCTTCAAGAGAACCAACTCCGCCCCGGCGATCTCTGGCACCGACACAGACCTCGGTCTCAAGACCGGCAGCTTCGCGGAAAACTACACCATCACGGACGTTGAGGGCGACAATGTGGTCGTCACTGAGTTCGTGGATGACGATGAGATCAGAAGCTACCAAGCGACGCTCGGAGAAGAGGCCACGATTGAGCTCACCCGTGAAAAGTGGCTCACGCTGACCAACGGAACGCACCAGCTCCGCGTCGAGGCCGTGGACGGCAACTTCGCGACCTCTGTCCGCGTCTGGAATTTCTCCAAGGCGGAGAACACGATCGCCTTCCAGTTCTCGGCCCCGGAGGAGACGGACGCCCGGGCGACCAAAATCCTCATCACCCCGACATGGAAGATCGAGGGCGCAGTCGCAAAGGTGGAGGCTTGCAACAACGCATTTGACGCCGTTCCCACATGGGAAGACATCACGGCGATGGTGCAGCTCAACCGAGTCTTTAACTTCACCAACGAGACCAAGACGGCGGACAAGTGGGGCGTGAATGTGCGCTTCACGATCGTCAAGAATGAGGGCTACGAAGGCGAAGTTTCTATCTCTGGATTTGGAGGTGCTTACGAATGAGCGAAATGCAGTATTTAACCCCGAAGACCTCCATCAAGGAGCTCAACCAGAAGGAGCGGCGCAGCAGCTCCGCCCAGGCCGTCGCTGAGATCATGTTCGTCAAGATGGCCCAGGAGCAGCAGCTCGATGAGGTGACGATCAACGAGTACCCCGACCTGTTTGTCGAGTGGGACGAGAATTGGAGAGGCAGCGCGGGCAGTATCGTCCAGGACGAAGGGCAGCTCTACCGCTCCATCCACGACGTCACCAACGCGGGACAGAATACCAAGCCTTCCGATACACCCTCCATGTGGACGCGCATCGGAAACCCTCTCGAGGAGTTCCCTGAGTGGGTGCAGCCGCTCGGAGCACATGACGCCTATGCAAATGGCGACAAGGTGACTCACAACGAAAAGAAGTGGGTCTCCGACGTGGACTCCAACGTCTGGGAGCCCGGTGTCTATGGCTGGTCTGAATATACAGAGCCTGTAGCGGCCCAGGAGGCCGCAGAGGACGCCGGAGAGGCTACGGAGGGGTAA